TCAAAATCTAAAGAGTCTTGTTCATCATATTCATCTTCACCCAAAGAAGAGTCATCATCGTCTTCACCGAGTGATGAGTCTTCACCTACGGAAGAGTCTTCAGCTTTATTCATGTCATCATCTTCATTGTCTTCGGACTTAGAGATTTGAGCCTTTTCAGCTTGTTCTTCTTCTACTTTTTTAGCTTCTTGATCGTTTTCTTTAGATCCTTGATCGTCTGCTTTTGGCTCGGTGTTGTCATTCTTTTGAGCTTCTTCTACTTGAGTTTTTTGAGCATCTTCAACGGTTGCATAAGCCTTTTTTTCATCCTCAGTTTGAGTCATGTTGGCTTGTGCTTCGTTCTTTTTTGCTTCATCTTCTTCAAGATTTTTGATAAGACTAGCTTTTGTTGTCTTTCTCATATGATCTTCCATTTCGGCAATCGCTTTAACCATGAGTTTAGCATCTGGATTGCAAGGATGTGCGGTTACTGATACATTTAGTATTTTGGCTTTTGTGATAATATTCTGATTCTCTTTATCTCGCTCAATAACTTGACCTTCAATAGAGAAACCAATAGAACGAGGTGCTTGAACATCCTTTAGGATTTTTGCCATGTCATAAGCGTCTTTAGCCTTTGGTCTATCCAAAAAAAGATAGCCTTCTACCGAAGTATCTGACTCACCTCTTACAAGCTTAGTGGGATATCCCAAAATGTTCTCTGGCCCACTTTGATGCTCCCAATTGAAGTAGCCCTTATCCATAAAGTAGGACCAGTCAAGGCCATCTTGCTTGATAACATCCCCCGCTTGATCCTCAATCTCTGAGGAAACAATACCTTTGACAAATCCGAGTTTTTCATCGTTTTTTACATTGTCATCCTTGGATAAGTCAATGCTTGTCCATGCTGAGAAAAAGCTTTTATTCATATGCACCTCTTAGATAGATTGTAACACTAGGTCTAGGAATGGACTTGACTTTTCAGCTAAAGCCCTCTCATGTTGGCGGATGATTTTCTTGCACCATGTAAAGCCAGCATCACCGCCCCAAAGTAACCATGAGATATAGGCCTTGCTCTTTCTATCATTGTGATAACCTCGTTCTTTATAAACCTTGTGGCGTGAAAAGAACGAGTACATTCGCTTGATAGTGTCATAGGTGACATTACCATGTATCAACGAATTAGCACGAGCAACACCACTACCGATTTTTAGCTTGCCCGCTTGTTGTGTAGTAAGTCCACCTTTCCCACCCGTCTCAGCTCTAAGCTTTAAACCACGCTTAGCATTTTCTTTGACGGTCTTGGGGACGGGGTAAGATAATTTCGCCTCAGCCATTTTTTAACCTCATGAAAGTTTTTGTCAGTGTAAAGTGTTTTATATTCTTTTGTTTTGGATACATATGCGATTATTATTCTATATCCGATACGATCTGAGGCTCTTGCTTATTTTGTTCTTGTGTAGGTGCTATTGGATCATTAAAAAGAGGATTGCCTATTTTGTCTCCCATAGGATGAGGTGGCAAATCATACTTGGCTCTAATTTCATTGAGAGTCATGAAAGCCATCTTTTTAAGATCCATTTCAAGTTGTTTATCTTTGGGTATGCTATCAAGTCCTACAAAAGTAAGTTCATACCTTGAGTCAACCTGATCAATGATATACCTATTGATCCAGCTCTCTATTGCTCTAAGTAAAGGCCTAAGACCTTTCTCTTTAGATAGGATTGCACGATCTTGTACCCCCATAGAGAAAATAGCTGAGTTTTGACCCTCTACCCCAAAGTTAAAACCGATTTCGGCTGGATCGATCTGAAACATAGCACAAGTGATTTTGAGCAAATAATTCATCCATTCTTGGTATTCCATCTCCCTATTTGTGTTGCTCAAGTTAATGCTTTGTACTTCCTCATTATTGCTTGGATCAAGCTGAATAAGAGGTGTACGCTTTGAATTACTTGCCCCCGTGAGCATTGAATAAAATTCTTTTCTAAAGCTCTTAAACAAGTTTGGATTCATCTTTGATTTGATTGCGATAATCCCACTAGCACTAATCCCATTTGTAAAGTTGTTGCTAGTACTGAGCGACAATTTGATTATTTAGCACCTGAACAAATTGCACGCCATCGGGGGAGCGACGGCCTTGTTTTTTCTCTTCATCGGTAAGGGCTGATCTTCTAATTGTTGAGCTATCCACATTGAGAAAACCACATACATATCCATCTTGATTACGAACAATTTCAAAGCATGCTTGATCAAAGATCAAAGAGTCCCTCACAAGCATACGAAGAAAGCCTTCAAAGTCGGTTTCAAAAGTTATTCGATTGTCACCACATGATTTAATAAATTCGGTGATTTTTAAAATGTTTTGCTTGTCCTCATCACTGGCTAAAGCCTTACGATCCTTGAGCCTGATTTGAAAACCTAAGCCGTCATCCTCATTTACGGCTTTAGCAAATTCGGCTACCTGATTTATTCTAGTATTGATAACCGAGGATATAACGGGGACTCTTGCCATCGCATTTAAAATATCAAAAGTTAAGCCCCATGTTCCTCGGTGAGTAGGCTCAAGGTTGACCATCCCCACATTCGCAATATCGGCTGGATTGATTTCCTTACTCATGACCGTAGGTTTATCATCACCTTGATCTAGTAGTCCCTTGATAAAAGACTCAGTATCATCTTCTTTTTCTAAGTTTTCGGTCATTGCTTGTTTAAGCAAATTGATTGCTGCTTTTGCAAAAACCTCTAAATCGTCTTTCATCTCGCTCATAGTATATCTCCTTGGTCATTGACCTTAATCACTTCTATGAATGATGGATCAATTTAGCACACATAAGACAAGGCTCACCGCTTACGAGCATAATTGAGCCTCGTATATCAGCATGTGTACGAAGAGCATTCATAAGGCAATTAGCCTCAGCATGATGACAACCAACCTCAAGCCTTGTCCCACTTTCTACACAATCACGAAGACAACCGCTTGAGCCACATAGATCATGTTTATGTCCTCTTGGTGTCCCATTGTACCCCTCAGCTAGGATTGAGTTTGAAATAGGATTTACAATAACCGCACCGAATTGCCGTCTTGAACAAGGTGATAAACTTGCGAGTTGTATACACTGAGCAATTCTGAATTTTAAAAACTTAGCCTTCATTCTAGCAACCGTCATCAATCCCCATGAGAACGGCGTAGTCATATATTTCATTCGCTAGGCTTTGGATACTATTACCATACGGTCCACATTTATCTAGTACTTTGCCAGTAGCATAAAAGCCGATTGCCTTACACTCATCCCCACCATGATCATCAAGCATTTTCTTTAGCATGAGGACACCGTTCTCAGCATCGCTACATTTTGCACAAGGCTTGTACTTAGGCATGATTTGCATTGCACCTCTTGCACCTTTACTTGAGAGAGCATCTTTGATAAATCTACTCTCATGGAAGGCAATAGATAAGACGAGATACTTATTCACATCATGCTTGATTGCATGATCATGTAGTTGTTCGCACTGAACAACACGATCCATAAGGGTACGACCTATAATTTTTTTATATCCCGGTGAGATAGGTGCTTCAGAAGGTGCAATGATTTGCATCATGATCCACCAACAAAGGATGAATGAGTCAGTCATGTCTTAGAACTTTCATTGTGAGGGGGTAAACCTCATGGATTAGCTTTTGGATACTTGCCCCATGTGTCTTAATGTAGGACCATTCAGATCGATCTTCTTTAAGAGCAAGGAAAAAGCTTGACCATGTATGAATATCACCTGAGAGATGACAATCAACATAAATCGATTGAGGTAGGCATAAGCTTGCTACTTGAGGATCCACGCCCCTATTGATTAGGGATAAGTAAGTAACTCGTGCCTTGTGGATACTCTCATTTAATATAAGCTCAGCTTCAGTATCTACAACACTTTGCCCCTTACGGATTTCTCTTTGAGCAATAATTTTTTGAGGATAAAAATGTTCATCCTCTGAGATATGTACGATCTTTATACCTAGATCGAACTGAAATAGATCAAGGACATGTTGGAGAGGCATGTGGTAAGCAATCGTGATAGGATAAGGCTCACAAATCCCCTTGATAATAGATGACCATCGCCAGATCAAACTCTTGTCCGTAGGCTCTAAAATTGCGTCATACTTACTCATTGCATAAGTGATTTTAGTTGCCAAAATCTCATCATTTGCACTATGAGAGATGAGCGAGTAGCTTTCCATATTTAAGTCCTATGTCCTAGTAAAGCGTCAATCTTTGTTTCAAGTCTAGCAACGGCTATTTTTGTCTCTTGTAATGCTTCTACTAATTCATGCAATGTTTGTTGTTTAGCTTCTAAACTTGCTACCTTTTCCTCAAGCTTACCTAGAGATTTAGCTTGCTCTTGTTTCTCTTTGAGAGAGGTATAAAATAAACCTACAAGGCCTAGTAAAGTTGCATAAGTTAATGTTACCTGTTCCATAATATTGCTCCAGATAGAATTGAGCCAGTTAGTACACCATATATAAAAGGTTGTGTTGTACTAGGCTGAGGTTTGATTAAACATTGAGTTAATTGATTTTGAGTCTTTACTAACTCTGCTCGCAAGATTGAAATTTGATCTTGCAATGCACTTATCTGAGCTTTAGCATCAGCTTCATTCATTTTAGTATTTATAAAATGTTGTGGGGAGTATAAAATTCCCTGCGCTAGTACGGTGCAACCTACTGGTAACCGTTGCTCTTGTTCATAGATAATGGGGCAATTGACATGATGC